CAACGGCCTCAGCCGCGGCCCGGCAGCTCTCCCGGGAGTACAACCTTCAGCCCCGCGTGGACACCGTGGCGACCGTCACCGCACAGAGCACCCAGGCAAGCAGCGACTGGCAGTACCTCGCCGATTGGGCCGACCGGATCGGCTACCGGCTCTACGCCGACGGCACCACGCTGTGGTTCGTCCGCCGCAGCACCGTCATGCAGACCCCGGACGGGACCTGGCCCGTCTTCTGGCAACGCAAGGCCCCCGGGTTCATCGACTCCCTGCGCACGTTCTCAGCGGTGCTGGGCGATACCGACCCCGCCGGTGGGCTCCGGGCCCGCTTCCAGACCACGGCCTTCAACCGGACCTCGAACGTCCTGACCCACAGCACCTACACCCAGGACCGCACCACAGCCCAGGGACAGAGCGTTGATCCGCTGCTGGCCGCCCAGTACAGCGTCCGGCCCGCCGACTCCTACGCACAGTCTCAGCGGCTCCTCGGCGCCGAGGCCGACTACCTGTGGGTGGAAGCCCAGGCCGTGACCAACGGCGACCCGCGCCTGAAGCCGGGCGCGCTCGTCGAACTGCGCGGTGCCGGGATCGGCGACGCCAACGAGGGCCTGTGGATGGTCCGTTCGGCTGTCCACAGCCTGTGCATCAACCACCTGTACCCGCAGAAGAGCACGTACGACACGACCCTCGTGGTCGGCCGCAACGACGCGCGAGGGCTGAACGTGGGCGTGCTCGGCCGGCCGACGACGCCGGCCCCGGCCGTGCTGGTGTCCGGCCGATGGCGAGCCGCGTACACAGGGGGTGCGTCTTGACGCAGATGCTCGGCGTGTACGCCGGCTTGGTCGTCTCCACCGCCGACCCGCAGAACCGGCAACGGGTCCTGGTGCGCATTCCGCAGGTGATGGGTTCGAGTGTCTCCGGCTGGGCCGAGGCGGTTTCGTACGGCACCGTGATGCCCGGCGACAAGGTCACCGTCGCGTTCGAGGGCGGGGACGTGAATTACCCGATCTACTGGCCCAGGAACACCGAGTCCTCCTCCGCCTGGACGCCGCTCGCGCTGGAATCGGGGTGGACGGCTTCCTCCGCTGGCAACCCCGTCTACCGCACCACCGAGGACGGCATGGTCGAGCTGGCCGGGTCCGTCGAGACCTCCACGGCCATCAGCCTCGGCGCCACCGTCAAATTCGCCAGTCTCCCTCTGGGCGCACGGCCAAGGGAGACCTACCGTGCTACCACGGCCACGGTCTTCCGGACCGCCTACAGCGCCAAAACGGTCTTCGGTGATTACCGGGCCACGACGACCACCACCAGCCTGACCTTCGTGACCGATCCGAACGGGCCCGTCGTGTCGTTCATCGCGCCGGGGTCCGGACAGGTCGTGATCATCTTTGGTGCGAACATGCACAACAGCACCTCGACCGCACGCGCCCTCATGGGCGTCAAGGTGGAACAGGGCTCGACCCTGATCGCCGACGGCGACGACAACCGCACCGCAGAAACCCAGAACACGAGCTGGGCCAGCACCGCCAACGCCCGTACGCTCACCGGCCTCACCCCGGGCGTCACCTACACGGTCACAGCCCTGTACCGCACCACGGAATCCGGGTCGACGGCAACCTACGACAATAAATGGATCACGGTAATCCCGGCCGGCCAGCATGACACTCCCTCGGCGCGTATCACGATGCTGCCCAGCGGTGACCTCCAAGCGCTTTTCCCTCCAGGCGCTGCACCCGCCTACGACATGTCGCTGACCGGAATCCGCGCCCGCATCGTCTGAGGAGCAAGCTGTGCTCACCTATCCGTACTTTCGGGCCCTGGCCGCCGCGAAGACCCTCGGCATCGACTACGACATCAAATGTCGCTACGGCGTCGGTGACTACCTCGTCTACATCGCGATCCACGGCGGCGCCATCGAAGCGCCCACCTCGCAGCTCGTCACGTACTGCGCGGGCACCTCCGGCGCGTACTACTCCTTCGAGGCCCTGAGCGAGCTGACGGCAGACAGCCTCGCCCTGCCCGCGGTGACGTTCGACGAGCCGTTCTGCCAGGTCAACGTCGCCAACAGCAGCCGGGCCGTCAGCATCCGCGGCGTGGACGACCAGCGGGAGGCCGACGAGGTCGTCTACATCTCCGGCCTCGACGACGTCCTCGTGGCGCTGCTCACCCAGGAACTCTCGGCGGCCGGCTTCGTCTGCGACACCCCGCCGCTGCGGTTCGAGGGCAGCGACCCCCAGAACATCGTCAACAAGACGAAGATCAACGCCGGGGTGCAGCTCGACCTCACCCGCTCCCTGCGCCAGAGCTTCTACGCCTCCGGTGACCTGTCGCTGGCCAGCGTGAACAACCCCGCCAACCGGCTGCCCGCCTTCTTCGCGTTCGGCGACGCCGTACAGCGTGCCGCCGCCCAGGTGCCGCTCTCCGTCGAGCAGGACGCCGTACCGCCGGTCATCGCGGCCACCGGCCCCCAGGACACCTCCGTCAGCGTGGCCATGCGCACCCCGTTCGCGATCGACCACAGCGGCGCGGTGGACTCCACCACCGACCAGCGCGAACAGCTCCTGGACCGCGTACACGCCCTCGTTGGCACGCTGCCGGGCGAGCGCGTCATGCGCGCCACCTACGGCGTCCCTACCAGCGCGGCACTGTTCGCGGTGAACGCCGACGCCGCGCACATCCAACTGGAACAGGCAGTGCTCGACGCGGTCGCGCAGTTCGAGCCGTCCGCCGTGGTCAACGCGGTCGTCGCCGATGTCGACAACGAGGCCGGCACGGTCAACGTCAACGTCCAGGTCTCGCGGTCCGACGTCCCCGGCGCCGAGCAGGACACGGTGCGCACGGTCGGCGTCCTGGTCGGGGGAACGGTGGTGGCCACGGGCGAGTAGGCCATTACCGCGGCAGCCGCTTAATCCGTAGAATCCAAATATCAGCCGGCACACATTTCTGACTCGGACCCGCTGGCGGGGACCGAGAAGGAGTGTGCGCAGTGGCAGACAGCGGGTCGGTAGCGAATATCGACTACACCTCGCGCGACTTCACGGGCTACCGCGATTCTCTCCTCGCGTATGCGCAGCAGGTGCTTCCGGAATGGACGTCCCGGTCACCGGCGGATTTCGGCGTCGTGATGGTGGAGCTGTTCTCGTACCTGGGTGACATCATCAGCTTCTACCAGGATCGAATCCAGGATGAGGCTTTCCTGTCCACGGCCACCCAGCGCTCAAGCGTGGTGGCCATCGCGCAGCAGCTCGGGTACCAGCCGCAGGCCGCCATCCCGGCGACCGGACAGGTGGCGTTCTCTCCCGAGCCCGGCCTGACCTCTCCGCTCACCCTGCCGGCCGGCACTCAGGTGATCACCGCCTACGTCGCGTCGCTGGACAGGCCGATCACCTACGAGACGACCGCGGACGTCATCGTGCCGGCCTACACCACGCCGGTCCCTCAGATCGTGGCCCTGGTCGCCGAGGGCGCCACCCAGGGGGACCGGAGTCTGGCCCTGTACGCCTCCACCTCCGGCCAGCCCGCCACCACCGTGCGCGTCGAGGACGTCGGCGCGAGCGACGGCACGAAGTCGCAGACCTTCAGCCTGGCGCAGTCCCCCGTGCTGCTCGGCACCGTGAGGGTCTTCATCGACGACGGGACGGGCGGCACGGAGTGGAACCGGGTCGATGATTTCCTCCTCGCCCGCGATTCGGACTTGATCTTTGCCGCGGTCACGGACGACACCGGGGTCACCCGGCTCACCTTCGGCGACGGCACGAACGGGGCGATTCCCGCGACGGGGCTGAAGGTGACCGCGGCCTACCGCACGGGGGGCGGCGCGTACGGCAACGTGCCGCAGGGCTCCATCACCGACCTCGCTGAAGCCATCCCCGGCGTCACGGTCGTGGGCTCCTCGCCGATGGCCGGCGGCGCCGACCAGGAGTCAACCGACCAGATCCGCGTCAATGCGCCGAGGGTGTTCCGCGCTCAGGGGCGCGCGGTCAGCGGCTCCGACTATGCCGACCTCGCCTTGGCGGTCGCCGGTGTCGCAGACGCCCGCGCGGTGGTCCGCTCGGCCAGCGCGGTGACGATCTTCATCGTCGGGCCGAACAACATCCTCC